GGCTTGATTTTGTGACAGTGTATCTTTTGCTGCGAAATCTTTTAAGTTGTTGTAGTCAAACGCACCTCGAGGTTGGATGGCTTGACTGATCATGGCATCTAACTCGGCTTTTAGAGTGTTTCTGCTGTCCGGGGTCAACTCAGCTACGCTGGTAACAGGAGCACCAGTGGTGGGGTTTTTGCTCTGTGCCATGGCAGCCTGTACGGCGGCGCCCCACTGTTTCATCATCACAGGTGTTAATGTGGTTGCTAATTGTTGTCCCAATTTCAGTGCTTGCGCCCGATCCATGGTGGCACCACCAGTTGGGCTTATCACGCTGCCAAAGGCTTTTCTTTGCAAAGCTCCTGATATCTGTCTGCCAATTGCACCAGCAACGCCGAGCATGGCCTCGTCAACCCGCTTGTGTGTTATTTCATGTATCTGCATTTGTTCTCCTAACAGATCGTGAAAATTTACCGGCATCTTTGGTGCGTATTGCATTGAGCAATTTTCTTGTGAGGTTCTCTGCTTGCTCGGGACCAAATTCAGATTCTATCTGTTCAATTAGTCTTATGGCACTTGCAATCACACTGTCAGCTCGGGTTTCAATGATCAGGCGTCGGTCACGCTCTACATACATTGAATCCAGTTCTTCAAGTAAACTTCGGGTCTTTTTCTGCATTCGATCTGGGCCTTTGGATTATTTAGTGTATTAAAGGCTAGAATAAATATCTACTATACAGGAATATCTATGACAAGTCAAATCAACCCCAACAACATAGACGGCACATATCCCGTGGCCGGTCAGCAGAACAATACTCAAGGTTTTAGAGACAATTTTACAAACACCAAAACCAACTTTCAAATTGCTGCCACAGAAATCACTGACTTGGAAAACAAAGGCGTTTTCAAGGCTGCGCTCACCGGCACCATCTTGGACAACAACATGGCCGACAACTTAATATACGCAGTTAAATTAAACGACGTAAGTTACACGTATCTGCAACAGACCACTACTGCAGGATCAATCTCAGTGGACTACAGTGCCGCACAGTATCAACTGATTGCACCCACAGACAACGTGAGTTTGAGCTTTACCGGCTGGCCCACCACAGGTTCTTCTGGTATAATGTACATTGACTTTGTTGTTACCAACACTGCTTACACTGTGACTTTTCCCGGGGCAGTGAGCCTGGGTACTGCTGGTGTGCAGGGTTTGAGCAGTAGTGTGCTGACATTTGGCACCACTGGAACCTTTAGATTTGCTTTTAGCACCGTGGATTCAGGCAACACCATTACCATATACGATTTAAATAGACCACTTACAGCTTACACCAACCCATTCGGATATATTGCAGGAGGTGGTGGTACTGTGACACAGGCCACTAACAAAGCCACAGGTGTTACATTAGACAAACCCAGTGGCCAAATTACCATGAGCAATGCGGCATTAAATGCTGCCACTATTGTGAGTTTTACTTTTACAAACAGTACGATCTCATCAACTGACGTGTTGGTAATCAATCATGTGAGTGGCGGCACCGTTGGTTCTTACACATTTACTGCCGCTTGTGGGTCTGGATCTGCTACAGTTTATGTTCGTAATGCAACCGGTGGGACACTCAGCGAAGCCATTGTGTTGCGTTATGTGTTGATCAAGGGTGCTACCAGTTAAAGATACCTAGCATAAAATTCAGCCACTTCGGGGAAGGTGTGCTGAAATGACTGATTCCTAAAGTCGTCAAATTTCTCAATTTCTTTTATCATGCTAGAAACACTGGCTGGATTTTCTTTCCAGTTGTCAGGTACTAAACTTTTGTAGTTGCTAGTTTGCATTGCATCAACATACTCTTGTGTGCAGTTACCTAAATTAAATATTCCCCGAGCTACGTGTTTGGTATGATTAACTATGTCGCCTTCTCTGTTGGTAGTAAAGTGTTTTGACACCCAGTCTTCTAACTCACTCAAATAAAAAAGATTAAAAATGCTCGCTGTTTCTTCAATATGAAACATCACGTTGCTCGGTGCAGTTTTGCGGATATGCATTATGTTATACACAACTTGTTCCCAGGTGGCAGGCCAACGCAGATATTCAAATTTTTGTTTTATTCCGTCTAAGCTCACATGCAGTTTTACTAGACGAAATCGATTAATCAACTCATAGTTACGCAGGTGTATAGGCTGTGTACCGTTGGTCTGGAAGCACAATGTCAGTTGTTCTTTAGCATTAGGCACATTGTCAGCCAACCACTTGGTTACTTCCCAGTGAGATTGTCCTAACAATGTTTCACCACCTGCAAATACCAGCATTTGTAGATTAGAAAGATCTAACTTTTCCAAAGCTGTGATCACATTATCGTGTTGTTGTGGTACTCCAATTGGTCGATTCCATTCCCCGTGTTCTTTAAGATGCTTTTGCCAAAAAGTACTTAACCAAGTGCCACAAGATCTGCAAGCAAGATTACAACTTATGTCAAACATAAGATGAATACTTTTTGGTCCAGAAGAATCTAAAATATTCCCAGCAAGACCAGAATTCATCCCCGTACGATAACTAGTTTGCCCAGTGTCTTCTAAACTTTGACAATTTTCGCACCCAGGTGCCCATACATTTTGTTTGTTTTTTTCGCGTAAGGGAATAAATCTAGAATCTTCCCAAAAATCAGTCTTGATATCTATTGGAAATCTAGTATCACGCAAACAGCAATGTTGAGCAGTTGCTTTGGGTCCTTTGAAATGTAATTCAAGGCCGCTATGAATCATAGAACAATATGCGTCACTCATGATTGTTTGATCTGACCTAGCAGTTGTTTTAGTTTGGCACTTTGTACATCTGCTGAGATTTTTTCTGCAACTTCGGGTTTTAATTCTTTACCCCCTTGTTGGTAATCCCAAGCATGTGTTCCGGTTGGCTTTTCCCATTTAGTAGATACGTTGCCAGTAGATTCACCTTCTGCAGATTTTACTTGACTCCGTGCTTTGATTGAATCCATGATTGAACTTTGTGGTTTGTTGTACCCAGTTCCTTCGTCTCCGCCTTCATCAGTAATACGCATGGTTTCAATATTGTATTCCAAATCAATCTTTTGTCCCACGCCAGTTGAACTGCGTGACTTCATGCATTGTATTTGATATTTGCCACGTTCTTTCATGGCACGACTTGTAAAAATACCAAACACGTTATCTGCTGTGTTAATTTTAGAGATACCACCCGAAATGTGGCTATGATCAAATTCAATCTCTTCCACAGCAGATCTGTTTAACTGACTTGCAGTTACCATCAGCAACCCTAGCTCTTTGGCCAAGTTGCGGAGTTCTTCTGAAACATACTTGTCTTTCACAAACAAGTCGTTGGGACTGACTTTTGCACTCACAGGCATCAACAAGTCCAGATAGTCCACCATGATAAAGTCCACACGAATTCCTGTTTGAATCTGTACTTCTTTGATGTAACTACGAATATCATTGATGTTGCTTTGTGCCGGCAGTGCTTTCACACGATACTGTCCGGACTTTTTGGCCACAAGTTTGACCTTGAGTTCTGTTGTGTCAATATCCCGGCGAATGTCTTTGGTGCTCATGTTGGTCAACATAGCATCAGTACGCAAACTTGTGAGTTCTTCACTGAGTTCCAGTGTGATGTAAACACCACTGAGTCCTTGTTGCAACCAGTTCAAGGCAATGTTCATCATCACCAGCGATTTGCCTGATCCTGATCCACCTGCAAAGATGTTCAACTCACCACGACTGAATCCGCCATACAATAATCTGTCCAGTTGCGGCCAGCCTGTGCTTACTTGTCCACCTGAGTTGAAGTACTTGTTAATGCGACTTGCGGGGTCAGCAAAGTAATCTGTACCCATGTCCTTGGTGAGTGAAATCTGTACTGCATCTTTGATGAGTTTTTCAACTGGTTCAAAGTCGCCTTTCTCCAGCAAGTCTGCAGATTTCAAAATTGCACGTTCTAGTTCTTGACGTTTGGTAAATGCTTCAAACTCGGTCATGAACCAATCAAAGTGACCCTCGTTCAAGTCTGGAACAGACTGTAGTTTGATGCCTGTGGCGGCCGCAATCTGTGCGCGATCTGGCATGGTCTTGAATTTGTCGCTGTGTTCTTTAACAAACTCAGCAGCTGGTCTCAAACTTCTATCAAAGTTCTGCGGGTTGTAGATGTTTTGAACACGCACATAGCTCTGTGCGTCCTCCAACATCATTTCTAGGAACAGTCGTTGGACATCAAGTCCGTATTCTTTTAACAAGTTGCTTTTTCCTTATTTCAATTTTAATTCTGCTGGTTTCCCGTGCTGCCATTATAGTTAGCAAGGTTCCAAGACGACCGTATTCAATCACAGCATCGTTCACGTCCTTGACATGATCAGGCCAAGCCGGAATACTCACACTGTATCCTAGTTCAACTGCACGATCAATCAATTCAGTACCGGGCATGTCCTGATCAGGCACAACAATAACTTCTCGACCCAGACTGCGAATTAGTTTTGCTTGGCCATCGCTGATGGTGTTGTGCATCAGTGCAAGTCCACCAATGCTGAGTGCATCAAAAATGCCTTCTGTAACAATCACATATCGCCAGTCGGGCTGTTGCAAGTCTGTGCCAAACACATAGCCAGGTTGACTGTGATTGATGTACTTGGGAATCTTGTTATCTAAAAATCTAGCAGTCCAGCCTATTACTTGATTGTCATATGTAAACGGAATTAACACATAGGGTCTAGTCCAATTTGCACCATCAGTTTTGATCGATGTCATCACAGGAAAGTCTTCGGGCACTCGACGCTGACGAATATAATTCCAATACAAAGGAAATTCAGGTGTGACCACTTCGGTGTATGGCGGAAAGTCATCCGACTCTGCAAACTCAATTCCTGAAACTATGTTTGCAACACGTTGTCGATCTTCCAGTATACCGTGTATGTTACGATGCCGCAGGCTTTCGAGATTGAGCATTTCAATCTCATTGTCTGGCACTCCCATCCACCCAAGAAGCCTACGTGCCTTGAAGCCGAGTGTTCGACCCAGGATAAAACTGGCAGTGTAAGAGCAGTTGAAGCAGTGATAACTCCAACCCGATTCTGTTGCCTTGATACCACCACGACCACGTCGGTCTGGACTCTGTCCATTGTGCTGACAGCAAACTGCGTTGAAACTCAACCAACCTTGGGGGCTGGGTTTTCTTTTCGCAGGCAGATAAGCAAGGATGTCAAGCATCTTGTTAGTGTAACAGATCAGTCACACTAAATCAACGATATTGAACGTTTTCGACCAGGCCATTGGTAAACACTGCTGTAGCCGATACGTTGCTTTGAAATTGAATTGGCAAATATCCCGAACCGCCATCGGTAACAGTTACCGATGCCACACCACCGTTGGGATCAATTGTACATGTGGCCCTGGCCCCTGCACCATTTCCCAAAATTTGGATCAGCGGTGGTGCAACATACTGCAATCCAGCATTGGTAATGTTGATGGAAGTTACTACTCCGTTGGAAACCACAACATTGGCCTGGGCACCATAACCAATAGAGTTATTGAATGCCAGGCGCAACAAAGGATGGAATCCCACTACATTGAAATAATCACTCACAGTTTCACTCAGGTACTGTCTTGACTCGGTTACATCGTACCAAACCGACTCATAGTTTTGTGCAGCCTGCACTTTTATGGTGCCTGTATAGGTCACAAGATCATACTTGACTGTGGTCAAACTTGCACCGTTGGTGGGCATGTAGCTAGAATAGAATTCAGTCATCTGAATGGCATTGATAGGCTGGGGAGTTAATGCCCAGTCTGGCCATTGAGTAGGGGCAGTGGCAAGATAGTTTTGTTTGCCATACAGATCGGGCACAGTTACTTCTTGTGCTGGCACATGTTGCGGCAACACTGAATCCACGATGTTGCAATCTGCTCTGGCTTGGCTGTTGGCATCTGTATATGCTGCTTGAATATAGTTGCCTGCGGTGCGTTGTATGCTGTAGCTGGCAGGTTGTGCTTGGATATTGATGGTGTCTTCATTGTTCAGCACAACTTTTACTCTGCCCAGGGCACTACTCAAGATCTCCATGGGCTTGGTGATCAAGAGCTCATCGCCGGTTTGGTTAACCACGCGGAACACAAAGCTGGAACCTGCAATATTCACAGGTTTTTGATCTTGGTTGATAAATTCAAAGAGTATGACATTGTCTACTCCCTTGTTGATAGTTAGTTGTTTTGCGTACACTGTGTCGTACCTCGCTGTAAAATAACCGCCACTGGTGTCTATCAAAAGCACCCGGACAATTTGTTGGTATAAGTAAACGGTTGTGGAATACATAGGATCCTCGAAACAGTATTTATGGGTAACAATATATTTGAAAAACTGACAGAAAAATATCCCTTTATCACCTTATGTGTGTATGCCAACACGGAATACGTGGGCATTGTGCAAAACAGAGACGACATCGTGACCACAATCTACGATTTTGGCACCATAGCAGATCAGGATTCCAAAGTGTTGTTCCTAGAACTGGCCAGCACATGGTGGTGGGAGAGCAATCGCTCAATCCCCATCAACATTTTTTTACGCAAGGACTGGGAACAGTTCCGCTACACCCTGCGAACGTTTGTCAACAAGGATCTAGAAATCTTGCACGGGCCAGCTTGCAGTCTGCTGGACATAGTACGCAAAAAATCCAAAAGAAAGAGTATCACTTTGGTAAGGCGGATGGACTGAATCAGTTTGTGAGATTCATGTGCAGTGCTACCAGGGCCGCATAACTGACGGCATGCGACTTCTTGAATGTATAGCCTTGCGAATCGTCCCCGTCCCACACTGACGCAAACACTTCTGCCCAGGGTTTCATTTGTAGATGTGCTTTGCCCGGGCGAATTATCGAGATAAAAGCAGCCATCCTGGGTATCGAATCCGGTTTCATTTGTTTGAGCAAATCTGTGTAATTGCCCACGTGTACCAGTTGAGAGGCCCAAGGTCTGTCGGTCCACAGTCTTGACCATGGAGGGGTTGTGTTCAGCATTGATTCATAGTGCTGTTGGTCTCGAATCAACTGATACACACTCATGTTCAAAAAATCCAGTTTGAAGTAGCCACGCTGTTCAGCTGATTCATAATCTATGGCTGCGCAACCATTTATGGGATCTAGGGGAATGTCTGTGACATACACCCCAGAGTTGTGCTTTCTTCCGTTGTTCTGTCGTGCAGGAACATGCCGAATAAGTTTCAGTATGTCTTCTCTGTTGGCAAAGTCTAGATCAATATCTGCGCTCATTACCATCCTGCCTTGTTTAATATATCTTTCACATACTCTTGATCCGCTGGATAATTAGTGAACTTCTTTTGCCAAGCGTCTGAGTCGATGTAGGGCCATATCATGGCCACTTGTTCTGTTGTGAGTTCTGAAAGAAACTTTTGGCCCGACTCTGAATTGTAGATTATCCAAGGTGAGATACGTCCAGCAGTGACAGCATAGCACAAGGCATTGGTGTTGCCATACCGCATCCAGTCATGTGCGGGGTTACTTGTTTCTTCTGCCCAACGCATGCTGTGTTCTATTGCACGTGCCAAGGCATCGTCCACTGCTTCCACACGCAGGTATTCAATCAAGTATTCTGTGTAAACTTTGTCACTGCACCAGTGATCAATTTTCTTTTGTGCCTTCAACAGCCAGGTCATGAAACGTGCCGGAGCAATCACATTGGTATTCACACAGTAGTTTCCAAATTTCACAAATGCTCGGTAGTACGAACTTTCACAAAAGTCATCATGTGTTTTGTTCTTGGCGCTGCCTTGCATGGTTTCGTAAAACCGGATGTAGGCTTGGAAACCCATGCGCACGCCTGCTTCATCTTGAGCCAAGCGTCTGCGTTTGGGCTCACACATGTGAACTGCTATACTTGTTTCTCTAGCAAATTCTTTTTTGCAAAACTCGCATGTGAATGTCATTTCTTGTCGTTGCCTGCGGCTCGATTGTATTCGTCAATTTCTTTTTGAGTTGTTATTTGTGCCATGACATCGATCTCATCATCTTTGAGATGGGGATATATAGCCATCAAGGCCTTGCGTTTGGCACCGAGCCCGGCTTCTTTTTTCTTTGGCGCAATCCACGGATGTCTTGACGTGCCCATACCAGGACTCACACTGGTGGCCATGAGCCACTGTAATTTGGGGTGCCGGCTGACGTCAAAGAAATGTTTGTTCAGTCGCTCGTTGGTGGCAATCACATAGAACTCTTGTAGCTCACGTGATCCTTCCACAGATGAACCCCAGCGTATCATGAGATAGTTTGAAAACTTTTTGCGTTCTTCGGGTGTGAGCTCGTCATAGAATGATCTCGTCTTGCGGTCAAACTGTCGCATCTCGTTGGCAATGTTTAGTTTATCACTCATTGGCTTTGCTCAATTGGTAAATTATTATAGCACGATTCAGCGCATCTTGCAAAGTAGGATTGGTTTGTGCGGCACGCCGAATCTCGCCCCACATTTTATCTTCTCGAAGTTGATCGTGCAAGGTGCCAACATCGTTTGTGCGCGGATCATAATCCATGCCAATTACCTGTCTTGTGTTGGGGTCGGCACCCAACTCTCGAGCATACACAACACCATCTGCTCGCTCATAGATATATGTGGCACCGGGTATAAGAGTGCCCATTACCAAGCCTTGTTGTAGTTTACTATTTCGCAATTGCGACTGACATCTTTCACAAAGTACACACAGTCAGGTTCTGGTTCATTGTTGAGTGGCACAGCCAACATCTGTCCGTTTTTCAGTTTGGGTGCGTACCAGTTTACTTCGTGATATACATCTAAAATTTCAATACTGGGGAAACTGGGCCTGTAACTACTGAGTGGATTGAATTGAAATACCTTGAAGCCGCGATCGTTTATTGAGGTCAGCGGCAGTACTTCAAGGTCACCAATGTCAGGTTCACCAATCAAGATTTGCCAGTCCATGGGCATTTTGATTGTGTCTGTGCCTATGCGCAGTACCAAGGCAGGAGCATTGAACGATTCTAGAAAAATCAGTGGGATAAAATGATAGTCGGGATCCAGTGGATTGCTGTTGTCCAAGATAGCAAAACGCATGTCATCAACTTCTTCAGGCAGTTGATTTAAGTCATAGTAGACATTGTCAAGAGTAAGTATTCTCATTGTTGTATTGTACAGTTTTGAATCTGGAAAGTCAAGCGATTTTCATCCACTCTAGTTTTTCTTGGGTGAACGGATAGTTGGCTTCGCGATAAAAAGTTTTACGTTTGGTCAGATGTCGTTTGGCGAACTTGCAGGTACTAGTAATGTCCCATATTTGCACATGATCTTTATCCTCTGCTTTTCGGATACCTCGACCAATGCTCTGGATAACCCTAACAAAACTCTTGCCAGGCTCAATGAGCACGAGATTAAAAATCCTAGGGATATTAATACCCACAGCGGCAACACCATAGGTAGCCACAATAATCTTATCAGTGCTGTCCGCAACTTCATCATATTCATCTTGTCTGTCTTTTGCTTTGGTTGCCCCGGACACAAACACCGCACGATCACCCAGGCGTTCTACCAAGGCATGTCCTGCGGCCACTCGGTCCACCAGCACCAGAGTATTGCCTGTTTCATTTACTCGGCGTATGAGTTCGGCCATGGTGTCCAGGCGGCCCGACTCTTCCAGCAGATATTTGAGTTCACTTTGATACTCTTTGTACTCCACATGATCCACCAACTGCACAATGTTTACATGACACTGTGCCAGTACGCCTTGTTGTTGCAGTTCGTTGGCGCTCAAACGCCCAATAACAGGACCCAGGCTAACTAACAAAGATTGACTTTCAAACTTCTCTTTGGGTATGGTGCCAGTCAACCCCCAGCGAATTGGCACTCTAGACATCACCCCTGTCAACAAGGTTTTCAGCGCATCTGCCTTGGCCATGTGTACTTCGTCTACAATAACGCACACAACCCCTTCCAAAAACTCGTCAATGGTTACTTCGCCCACACCCGACTTAGTATTCTTCAACAGCACGTTTAGACTTTGCCAGGTGCAAATAGTGTGCTGACGTCCATATTCTTTTCTATCTCCAAAGAATACACCCACATCTTGTTGCATGTTGATGTAGTCTTTTTCTGTTTGCGTTACTAGACTCTTATTGGGCACAATCACAATGCTTCGTCCATATGGTGCCACAGCATTTGACAAGGCCGCTGTCATGATTGTTTTACCCGCACCTGTGGCCACTTCTTGCAAGCATTGTGGGTTGGCCAAGAAGTTGTTTACAATCTCAACTTGATAGTCGCGCATCATGATGGGTTCACCTGCGGCAGGGTGTCCCTTGGGCCACTTCACATGTGCAAATGAATCTTCACGTACTTGTTCAAACTCAAATGTTGTTGTGTAGTCTCTTTGATCATTCAGTTCAATATCGTAATCAAACTTTTCAAGTATGGGAATGATCTCCGGCAGCAAGTTTGTGTATGTGCTACCGCCCAATTGGAAGTAGCTGACTTTGCCATCCCAGCGTCCCAATCTCACTGCGGGCAAGTAACGTGCATAGGGTACGTCATATTTAAAGGCATTGACCAAGGCTTTGCGAGCATCCAAATCCAGGCCGTCTAGTTTGATGTTTACTTCATCCCGGATTTGTATTGTGCATCTTTTCATTAATTAGCCATTCCGTATATAGATCTTTGCCGGGCACCGGCATATCTAAGTCTAGTAGATCTGCAACTACATGTCCAGCAATGATTCTATCTAAGTATAACACATTGTTGGTGTAATTAGCAATCATATTTCCAAAATCTATTATCATTTGAGCGTATTGCTCAATTGTATTTGCACCACAGGCTCGAGACATTTCTTCCCACACGTGAGGACGATGTTGGGATTTGAAACGACTAGCGGCCCACAATGCTGTTGGTGTGTCTCGACAGCGTATGCCTAAAATACCATGTTGTCTTGACTGGTGGTATTCAAAATCATGACTGGGTAAACTGCCCCAGGTACTGCTATCAATGTATTGATCTTTTTCTTCATCACAAGAAAACAAATGAGGTTTTTTTAATCGTTGTCTATCCAATGATAACTCGCCTGGATCAATTATTCTAGAAATAATATCTCCAGCAGTGCCCCCGGTGTAACAGATAATGACAGGTTTTAAAATACTGGTGTCCAAGATGGGCCTTTATAAACAAACCAAAACTTCAAGTTACCGTTGGTAGTATCCGGATTTTCAAGTTGATCATAGTATCCGTTTTGATCAGGAAGTTTTTTTGCAAAATCAATACTGTGCCACACCAAGTCAAACCCAATTTGTGATAACCCTCGCGCCCAATCAAAAAAGTGTTTTTCTAGATCGGTAGTTAATCTATTTACGTGTATTTGTGTGTCTCTAAAACTGTAAAAAAATCTGCAACCAGGATTCATAACTGTTGAATAATGTTGAATATGATCGGTTAACCCATCAACATCAACCCAGTGATCGCCACGATTGTTTACTACTGCAAAATTATCATAATGATACGGTACAACCTGTGGTAATTGTTGTCTTGATTCTGTAAAAATTATGTCAGAATAAAATTCCGAAACTACTGGATGCATCTCAATTGAGTCTATGTTGGACCAAATGTCTTTTAAGTAGTATCCGGCACTGGCAAAAAATGCAGTTTTTCCTGCCTGGCAGTTTTTTAGAATGCAGGCATCGTACTCATCTACAATTTTATTTTGAGATTTTCGATTCCACAACCAATACTGGTGTTTTAATCTGCCTAACCTGTACTTTAAGTACTTGGTCTTGAAGTCTGTTTTGTGCTCAGCGGGAATTATTTGTTCAACTAACTGCATTTTCTATGTAGTACATTCTATCTGGCACTACCCATGTAAAGTAATCTCCACGGTCAAGATAATCCAAACTTAAATCTGTCACACGATTATTAACAAGATTCTTTTTTAACCATTGAGTCACGGCCAATGGATACTGATCACTCAATGCGGAATCACAAAAACTATTGTCAATGTTGACATAGTGTCTGTTTAGACACAAATACATTTTTGGACACTTGAGCAACAGCTCTTGTATCTTTTCAATCATTGCCGTGCACGGCAGTCGGCTAAACTTTTGATCGGTTATAATTATTAAATCAGCTTGCTCGGGTATGTCAACAGAGTTTAAATTTTTTAATATATCTGTGTCTTTGACAATGTACAAGTATTGGAATTCGTTAAGCAAAACAAAATCTTCAATTTGTTTTTCTCTCCGTAACATAACAGGCTTGGGGTAATAATTTTTTTGCACTTTCCCCCAAATCTTAGCCCACTTATAAAGATTGACAGTTTCAATTACGTCAACTTCTTTGCCTTGTATGCTTTCAATCATATGCTATTTAAACACATTGTTTTGAAAAGTCAAAAAAAAACAGGTACCTTTTTAAGGGTACCTGTTGTAAAGCCCGGGCCGGAGCCAACCAATGCCCGGGAAAACTTAGTTCAAGCACTCTTCATGCAAGTGGTCTCTGCCAAACGTTTCCAATTCAGCACACTCATCTTGCGCAGGTCTGCAATCTTCAGCGCCATACGGAGCGACACTTCACGCAGACGATTCTTGTTGTCGTCCATAAACGAGATAATGTCGTCTTGCACAGCCTCTTCAAACTCGTAGTCCTGGAACAGCACACCATCTTTGGCAATCTGCCGGATGCGCAACAGTTTGTCACGCATGGTGTCCAAGGTCAGGTCCAGATAGTGGCAACGACTTTGCAGTGCATCCAAGTGGTCCCGCAGTTTTTGCGACTTCATCTGATCGAACTTCAGGTTGGTAATAAAAATTACCGAGCCTTTGAACTCGAAACGATCCGGGATGCCTTCGCGGCGCAGTGCACTGGATTCACTCAACCACGAAATGGTACGCTTCTTGCCCGAGTCAAGAGCACCTTTCAGCAAGTTCAGTGCCACGTCATCCAGCAAAATGCTGTCGCAGTCGTCAAACACAATCACGCAGTTTGAGTCCGAGTATTTGTACAAAGTCTGATACAGGCCGATGGGGGTGGCCGAGCCTTTCACAACTTCGGCACGAAGACGTTTGCCTGCCAGCTTGTCAAACAAACAAGCCTTTTCAATTTCAGTTTCGACGCCAAAGCTCTTGCCCACACCAGGGGGGCCCGACACAATCATTGCACGAATATCGCCAGTGACCGTGGCCTTGGTCATTTCAGTAAGGATTTCAAAACGCTCGCGAATACGAGTCATTGCATCCTCATCGGACTCCGCAACAGGTGCGGGTTTTTCAAAGTGTACGGTGTTGTCTTGTGTCATGCCGTTAGTATACTCGATGTCAGCAATGTTGTCAATGGTAATACGGATGGTGGGTGCAAAACCGGGGAACTGTCCCTCGTTTTTTACCGTAACAAACCCGCCTTTGGCACCAGTCTGAAACCCTTTGACAAGAGTAAACGAAACATCTTGTACAGGCTGATTACGATACACACCACGCAAAACACGAATTGCACTCATAGTTGGCTCCTTTTTGTGCGTTAAAAACATATTATAGCAGATCGGGAAATATCGGTCAACCGCTTAGGCCGGGGCAAACAGTCGGCCCATTTCACGAAAAACCACACGATAGGCGCGGGCTTCCTGGCCGCTGAGATCGTCATAGCAATCCTGCATCTGTTGCAGGGTTTCCAGCAGTCCGGGCAGAGCCCAATCTTGTTTGTATTCTTGGACAATTTCAATGGCTTGTTCAAAGTTCATTTCGGGCTCCTTTACTGTCTATGCTTCTATTATAGCAAAATGGCAAATTCTGGTCAACCAAAAAGTAGTACTAAAAAGTATTACTTTTTGAGGATTTTGTAGAAATCAGCGTTGATCGCGTCCATTTCTTCGCGGCTGACGTAGAAGTCTGTAGTGGGATCGTAGTATGCACCTTCTTTGTTGTCATAATACAACACTCGGCCTGAGAAATTGAACGGGCCTTCAAGTCCTGCACGGGCACCGTATTTTTGACGCATGTTGTCCACAGTATCCAAAACGCGATATCCCATCGGGGCTCCTTGCTGTTTAAGTCATTATTATAGCAAAATGGAAATTTTTGGTCAAGTAGCACCAAAGTACTGGTTTTATTGCCAGAGTTTTTGTATCACAGGATCCTGTACTTCAACTGGCTTGGGACGTCCGTGAAATACCACCACACTGGTACCGGGTTCAATTTTGACTCCTGTGCCCGGGCTGCGATGTCGGCGTCGTGCAAAGTCGAACCCGCCATCCAAGCACTGCCAACGAAAACTTTCAAAAAACCCATCATCAAAAAATCGCCGTTGATTTACATTCAGCACAGCATTCAAATAGTCTTGATCTCCTGGGTAGGTTTTTATCACGTTGTTGAGATCTTGCTGACCAAACTGTTGCCATACCCATGAAAATTTTTCAACATTGAACCACATCATGCTGGAGTTTATTGACACTGAGTCACGACGTTGTAGGTACTTGAAATCACGTATGGTCCAAAAGTAATCAGTAGGGTGATCAAGTACCCAGTCCAGGTGATTGGCAATCACCATGTCCAAGTCAAAGTACAGCAAGTCACCATCGAAGTGCTGTGCGTTAAACAACTGCATCTTGTACCACCAACCTCGCTTGGGACCACTTATGCCCCAGTCGTCAAGTATGTGTTTGACCATGTGCGGCGGCACACTTCGATCATGTTCGGTGTACACATGCATGCGAACTTCTGGACCAAGGTTTCGGCTCAACATGTTGTACAGTCGTTCCACGTATTGCCAATCGTAGGCTTTTCCGTGAATCACACACGCACAGTCGATATGCTTGACCAATTTCTTTGCCATTAGAACTGAAAAATAATTTGATATTCGTCATAGATGGGCAGTTTGTTTTGAGTCAGCTCAAGGTATTCCACAATGGCTCGACCTTTGCCAGTTCGACGAGCATTGTTGATCCAACGTGAATTGTCATCTATTGCTACCACTACCCCGGGACGCAGATATGGTTCGATAATTTTGAATTCTGCCAGATGGTGCTGAGCCGATGCTGTATCGTCATTCCAGTCCACATCATAGCTGTCGAGATAAAACAAGTCAACTGTGTCCAAATCCTTTTGAGCCGATAACCAAGCCACACTGTCGCTGTGATCAACTGAAAAATTTGAACTTGTGATGCTGTCTCGGGCAGATTGACAAGCCACGGGATCTATGTCCACACTACGAACTTGTCCCTGATATAGGTCAACAAATTCTGTGAACAATCTAGCACTTTG